CCCAAGTTGAGGCTGCGTCAAAAACATCATCGTTTTTGTTCCAACCAGTAGAAACTAGTACAGACTTAATGTAATATAAGTCAATTTGATTTGGGTTAGCGCTTGAAGCTTTAATCTTAGATTCAAGCGTTGAATGTTCTGTATCGACAGAAATTTCTGTAGGTACACAATAGGCTATACTGGCATGTGCTTGAACAATGTCAGCAATTCCATCGGCTATTTCTTGCTTAAATATTTTCATATGTTACCTCTAAAGAAGATATACACAAAAAACAGAAAAAACTTCAATTTAGGACATTCTGTTCGACATAAATTCCGATAACATGTTTCCTATAATCATCGATATTCATGCTGTCTATATTAACGCTAGAAGCTACGCATCTGTCAGCGAACTCTTTTTTGATACCATTCTTGCTTTTAACATTATCTAGTATGTACTCACTAGTAACATTGTCAAATGGTATCATGTTACTAAAAATTTCAAGTTTTATATTTTCAAGGTCTTTTATTTCTGCTTTATTTAACTGTCTTGAATTCTTTTTGTTTTTAGATTTAAGATACGCTTGGTTGATTGTAGAAGATATGTGATCCCAAGATTTCTCTGCCCATACGAATAACTCAGCCACGCCCGGATTACTTCTTGGGGTATCGACGCGACGTTTTCTTGGTTCGGTATCTTTTTGGTTAAGAGGTCTGCCGTTATTTTTAATATCTATATTAGATGGAGCATTTCCGCTCTTTTGTTTTATTTTTTCTTGCTTAATATTAATCTCATTCTGCTTATCCATTTTTTCTAAGTCTTGAGAATGATTTGGGTTATGATAAGGACTAGCTTTTGGTGGGCCAGAACTTTCTCTTTTGTCAAGCTCTCTTTTGATTCTAATGTTTTCGATTTGAGGAATTTCCTTAAATCTTTCAAGTAGTGTTTCATGGCTAATAATGTCACGATCTGCAAGTTGAATAAGAAGATTCTTTGTAGCAGCCTCGTCAGATAGTGTCATCTGGTCAAATTGAATATGAGCTTTATAACGGAAGCCCATAGCTTTTCTGACAATTTCTAGTTCTTTTTCCCAGAATCGTACAAGCTGATCTCTACCGTACTGTAATCTTTCTAATAGAGTTTTAAGAGATATGAAATTATTTGTGAAACCTCCACCGTTTGAAGCCATTCCAGTCAGAGTTGGTGGAACGCCAAGTCCAGCGTAAATACTGTTGAGTACAGAATTGTATTTTTCTGAACCCAAGAACTTGTATACTTCGCTATGCGACTCGGTGAAAGATAACTCTGGACCCCAAACTAATTCCATAGTACCGCCACCAACATTAGTAGCAAGTATGTCTCTTAACTTATTGATAGCTGCCTTGTTTGGTAAAATCTTGTGTTCTAGATTACCAAGCGTCCAAAGTCTAATGTTTGAAATAGCGCCGTCTAAAGCTGACATATCAGCAAGTCTCATTTTTTCTAACATTACAATATCATCAAGAATGGCGTAAATCATTGGGTTTGCCCATTGTCTCCAATCGTCTTTCTTGTAGTAGAAGATTGACAATCTTTCTGGATCTAGTGGTATATCTTTTTCCCCGCGAAGTAAGCTTTGTTTAATGTTTATTGGTAAAGATTCAAGTATGTGGTTTGGGATTTCTCCAACCTTGAATTTATCAAAAAATGAGTTTGTTGTTATTGTATAGTTCTGTAAGCCCATAAATAACGAAAGATTTCCATCCTTCATTTTTACAGTCAATGGATTGAAGAAGTTGTATCTCCAAGGTATTTCGTTTGGGGTAGATGTTGGAACTTCAACTTTAATATCTGAGGACAGAGCTTTCATATAGTTCTTTAGTTGCGGTGTTATATTAGCATAACTCCTATAAACTATAACATTACCACATCTGTATAAATTATTGAGAAATCTTTCTGATCTTTCTTTTCCGTTTACGCTTCTGAACCACTGCTGATAGAACTTTTCAACACTTTTATCTTTGTGGACAATCTGGATACCCTGACTACCAAAGTCGCCCATAAGGTCAATAATATTACGAATGATTCCAACTTTATCATACGCATCCATACACATCTTAATAATACGACGTTGTTGCGTTGGTACATTTTCATCTGGCCTGAAAGCATAATAGTCCCTAGAGGTGAAGCCGGGGCGAACGGATCTGTTTGGCTCAATGTCTATAAAATGGCGGTAATGACTACCTTGCGACTTAGTTAATCCGCTATAAGCATCAACATTCTGTGATAGGTGTGACATCGCATTGGTTTTGCTATTTTCGTCTTCTTCTCGCCATGTAAACATTTCGTCGCTCATGCTTTTTACCTCAATTGGAATGTATTCGGACTGTATACTTATTAATACACATCTTGCATGTTATCTGAGAACCAACTTGGCCCATTAAACATTTTTTTATCAGATTTTGCAATATGTGACGACGTTGCGAAGCCTCCGTAGAAGCTATATTCTTCCTGAGTTGGTGTTCTTTGTAGTATTCTAGATGACATATTTGCCATTAAGAGCGCTGAATATCTATCTTTTCTGATTTTGCTCTTTTTGCCAGTTCCAACGACAACCTGTGGAGTATCCCATCTATCTCTACCGGCATTGGTCTGAGTCATTTGTATCATCGCTAGTTCATCTTTTAGTTCTTCTATATCAAGTACGCACTCTTCTAGCGTATCAAACATTCTGCCTTTCGTGTCATCTTCATGTTCTGACATCGACAAGGTTAGTGGATCGAACGCTGGAAATAATAGAGCTTTATCTTCGAAATCTTTTCTCATTCCGTGATTAGCCTCTGCAAGCCAATCGTACTTCGCAAATTGGCACATTTCTAAAATATGTAGTCCTCGCTCTCCGTCAGTATCCTTTGGCTTATCATCATCTATAACTGGCCATATTGGCACTTCACCCTCCCTGAGCTTATCATTGTCATGTAAAGACTCCATAACGGCAACGCCGCCACCCTGAGCGTCCATAGCTATATGCAAGCACGGAAATAAATTCATAAGATCTCTGATCTTTCTGGCGCAGTAAGAGTAGAAGTCAGTCTCGGTAGAATATCCACGCTTTACCTTTTCTTTGTGTTCCGATCTTGTGGTTGTCCAACAGTGAACAATTCTCCTATGGGTTGGATGAACCTCAAGAACAACTATGCTAAAATTGTCAACTTCAGATGCAGGGTCAACACCAAAAATGTACTTTTTATCTTTATTGCCCATAAGTACTGCTTCGAAGTTGATCACTTCTCCCTTTTCATCTTTGATATCACAATTCTCTGAAACGACACAAGATTCTATGAGAGATCTCTTGAAAAAACCTTGGCTATCTCTAGTGAAACATGCGCCATATTCCATTTGATAAATACCAGTATGAACAGTAGCTTTAGATCTTGCAACTTGATCAGCATCCATAAAACCTTTAGGTAAAAGCTCATAGGGCATACGGATAATAGAATACTGAGTCCAATCAAAACTTTCTGGTGGATCTTCACCAAAAATCTCTCTAAGTCTAGCTGGATCTCCTTGGCTCTTTATGATGGATTTCCATTTTTTCCAGTATGTAGCGAAATGATTAAAATCATAATAAGCCGTACCAGAAAGAATAATCTGATTATCTTTCTTGACCTCTTTCTCTTCCTGTTCTAATGTGATGCCAAGTTCACTGGCTTTCTTTTGTGCAGCTAAACGTTTAACGTTTTCCACTGGGTCTGCACTAACGGCAGCAAAACCTGCAACAACGTTTTCGAAAATCTCTCTTGGAATAGAGGCGAATTCGTCAGCAATAATGTCGTTAGCTCTCTGACCTCTAATCTTCTGGCCGTCGCCAAGAGGAAGACAAGTAACGGTACTGTCATTCAAACGAAGCGTACATCTGTCGGTATCTCTTCGTGGTCCACTGTCTCCGTCACATATATCTCTAAGCATTGGAGAATTGCGCCATATCGTCTCCATGTACTCAAAAAGAACTTTAGACTGTCTGAACGCAGCACCAACTACAACTACCTTCCTGCGTGGCAATATGAGCGCCCTAAGCACAGCGTACAGAGATAGCATGAAAGACTTACCAAAGCCTCGGCTTGCAATAAGCATTGGAAACTTTCTGTTCCATATTTCTTTTAAGAACAATGATTGAGAAGGAAGCAGCTGTATGCCAAGTATCTCACTTGTTATAAACGATAAATACTCTGGCCTTGTCATTAGCCAAGCTAACTTCAGGTTAAAGTCGTCGTCATGAACATTAAGTATAGACATTGGATTGAAGAATTCTGTATCAATAGAATCCAAACCAAGCCAAGCTTCGTCAATTGTTTTTAGTTTAGATTTCGCCATGAGTCTATAACCTTGTCAGCAAAACCATAGTTAACAGCTTCACTGGCGGTGATGTACCAATCTCCAGATTTGAGTTTTGTACTAAGATAATTTTTAACCTTCGTGACAGCGCTCTTCCCATATTTCTCTATGAAGAACTGACCGTTACAACACTGGTTGGCGTATATGTCCAGCATTGTGTCACAAATCTGTTTTTCATATTTTATCCAATTTTGAACATTTAGATAGTCGCCACCGGCGCTGGTGCTTCCGTAATGAGACATGAAATATGTGTTAGGTGTAATAAGCCTTGTGTCAGCAGCTTGAAATATTATACTGCTCATAGACTCGGCTTGACCATAAGCAATTATTGTAACGTGAGATCTACACATAGTTATTGCGTCGTAAATAGCCATTCCGTCAGGCCATTCACCGCCAACGCTATGCATATGTACAAGTATTGGCTTGTCTGATTTAATATCCAATGCTCGTATATTCTTAATGAACGTATTTGACATCTTGTACTCAACTCCGGGATTCTCGTCATCTCCAGAGCTATAGTAATTATGTAAAAAGATTTCACGCGAATCTATATTAGATCCATGATTATGAAAATCGTAGAGAATGTCTTTATCATTGTTTGTCATCTTATGTTTTTCTCCCGACAGTATACATCTCGTTAATCCGCTTGAAAATGCTGCTAACAACAAGGAATGCTGTATGTTTGTCTCC